GGGCATTTTCCATCAAAACGCATTGCCATGTTCCTCTCGTGTAAATCTACACAAATGGTGTTGAAAAATAAAGATTTACCAACCCGTTTGTATGTATCTCTCTTTGCTGGAAAGAGTTTGTTCAATGGAATGCCATTAGCAGTACCCGCAACTTGTGGTCGCATATACTCCTGACCAATAACACCTTCAATGCTCTCTGTTGTTGTTCGCCACTGTTTCACTGCGTATGTTGGTTCAAACGCAAGTATTTTGTGCTTAAGCGCTGTTCGTGCTTTAGCTAAAAATTTTACTGGCACAACAACATCATCAATGTTCTTGTTAATAGCTTCTTCCATCTTTGCCACTCCTGGGAAAGCTTCGCCAATTGTGTTGAAAATAACTGGTTTCTTTCCTTCTTCTGTAAGCAATCCAAACATTGGTGATGGTTTCAAATCGGTGTATGTTGCATGACGAATTGGTTCATTCAAAGATGCTTGAACTGAAATGTAAGGTTTTAAGGCCAACATTGGTTCTAACACATCATTAGTTTTAAAATCTTCAGCATATAAGTAATTGAGATCCACAACCTCACTTTCTTTAACACCGTCAATTCCTAACAAATCCTGCAAACACTCTCTCGTGATACATTGTGCAAAGCCATACCGCAACAAAACTGGTCTTGGACCCGAGGCGACATGAAATCCGATAATCTGCTTATGAATATTATCTATCAAAGCAGACATACATCCTCCTTCATACACCGCGTAATCAACACCAACCTTGTTAAAATCATACTCCCAACCAGAGATGAATCTTTCCTTACCGTTATAATAACAAGTATGGAAAGTTTCCTCTATGGGCAGACCCATGATAGTTCGGTCACTTCTGATGTCTACGTATTGCACACGTTTTGGCACTGAATCCCTCTCAAGTTCCTCTTCACTAACGAAATGATGAACAATGTTTCGTTTTTGGGGTATACCAGGAAATTTGAGCATAACAATGTCAGCGTTTTTCATAACTCCGTCATATTCCATGCTTAATCTCTTGATCTCAACGTCTTCGATGTTAATTGGTTTTCCACCATCGACTGTGCATGTTTTCTCTCTTTCGAATTCCTCATACCAATGACCTGTTGTTAAGATGTTTGTTCCTGCAACTGCAACTCCCCATGTTTTACACACGCCTGCACACAATCTCACTTTGTTCTTATAATACATGTCTGCAACATCGAACTCCGAATTTCCTGTGTGACGCATATATTTCCTCGCACGTTTTGCTTCTTTCTGTTGATTCTTCCTCTGTGCAAGCATTCGATTTCTCTCCTCTGAGTAATCTTGATCACCACCCGCATTACCTTTTGTTGGAAAAAGTAAGCTGTAAAGCGCGGATAGGATTTTGAATGCATACAGAAGCGCATAAATGACTGCAATGGCCCAGCCTATGGCTGCGCCAATTTCGTACATTGCGACTTCTCCATCACTCTTGGGACCTTGATAACCATGTTTAAAACCGTGTTTGATGAGAGTCTGTATATGCAAA